CTGCTAAGCCCCCTAAGATAAAGGGGCGAAGCCAAGTACAACCTAAATTAGTTAGACGTCAGGCAGAATGGAGATATGCTCCTTTATCAGAACCATTCCTTTCATCCTCTAAGTTATTCAAAATAACCCCTGCTACTTGGGAAGATGAGGAAGCTGCTAGACAAAATGAGTTGGTACTTAATTATCAGTTCAGAACCCAACTCAATCGAATTAAATTAATTGATGATTTTGTACGTAGTAACGTAGATGACGGTACTGCTATTGCCCGTGTTGGCTGGGAAAGGGAAACCATCAAAGTTAAGGAGCAGGCTCCTGTTTTTGAAATGTATCCCATAGAAGACCAAGAGAAAGCCAACATTCTACAACAGGCATTGCAATTGCAAGTTGATAATCCAAGGGGTTATGACGAAACAGTTGCAGACGATGTTAAAGAAGCTGTTAATTATTTCCATGAGACTAATGAAGCTACTTATGCAGTTCAGACTGGATTTACTGAGGTTGAGATTGATAAGGCTTTAGTAAATCGACCTACCGTTCAATTTGTTAACCCTAACAACGTAGTCATTGACCCATCTTGTAATGGCGACCTTGATAAGGCTATGTATGCTGTAATCTCTTTTGAAACATGTAAGTCTGATTTACTTAAAGAAAGAGACCGGTATAAAAATTTAGATAAAATTGATTGGGAAAGCTCCTCTCCAATTACTGACCCAGACCATGAAAGTAAAACACCGGGTGATTTCCAATTCCGTGATGCTATGCGTAAAAAAGTTGTAGCTTATGAGTATTGGGGATTCTGGGATACAGATGGAGATGGTCAACTTAAACCAATTGTTGCTACTTGGATTGGTTCTACTTTAATTCGTTTAGAAGATAACCCTTACCCAGATGGTAAGATTCCTTTTGTAGTGGTTCCTTACATGCCACGTAAACGTGAACTGTATGGGGAATCTGATGCTGAGTTACTTGGTGATAACCAGAAAGTTTTAGGTGCTACAATGCGTGGCATGATTGACCTTCTTGGTAGAAGTGCCAATGGTCAAAAAGGTTATCCTAAAGGTTTACTGGATACTCTTAACCGTCGACGTTTCGAAGATGGTACTGACTATGAGTATAACCCTCAACAAGGTAACCCTAGTCAATCTATAATTGAGCATAGGTTCCCTGAAATACCACAATCTGCACTAACCATGGCTACGTTACAAAACCAAGAAGCTGAAGCACTTACTGGTGTCAAAGCATTTGCTGGTGGTGTAACAGGAGAAGCTTATGGTGATGTGGCTGCTGGTATTCGTGGTGTACTAGATGCTGCCAGTAAACGTGAGATGTCTATTCTTCGTCGTCTTGCAAAAGGTATGGCAGATATAGGTACAAAAATATGTTCAATGAATGCTGTGTTTTTATCTGAAACTGAAGTGGTACGAATTACTAATGAACAATACATAACTGTAAAAAGAGAAGACCTCAAAGGTAACTTCGACATTGAAGTTGATATTAATACTGCTGAGATTGATAACCAGAAGTCTCAGGACTTGGGATTCATGGTTCAAACTTTAGGTAATACAGTTGACCAAAGTATTACTCTTAAGCTTCTGGCTAAAATTGCAGAACTTAAACGTATGCCTGAATTAGCGCATGAATTAAGGAATTGGAAGCCAGAACCTGACCCTGTAGAAGAGCAAATGAAACAATTAGCACTGGAAAAAGCACAGCTTGAGAATGAAGTACTTAAGTCTCAGGTTGCACTTAATAATGCTAAGGCTGATGCTGAATCTGCTAGAAAAGATTTAACTAATCTGGATTATCTGGAACAAGAATCGGGTACTAAACATGCTCGTGAAATGGATAAGATGAAAGCACAATCACAAGGTAATCAAAACCTTCAAGTAACTAAGGCATTGACAACCCCTAGTAAAGAAGGAGAAACTACCCCTAACATATCTGCTGCTGTTGGTTATAATGCATTAACCGATGGAGTGAATAATACTTTGGAACGTGACCAAGCTGCTCAGAAAGACCCAGCTTTATCTATTAACTCACGTTATTACGACCCTAGCCAAGACCCATCATCAAGTCTTGGCATGAATTTATAAATAGAGGCAGACCTTCATGATTAGTAAAGAAACAGAAGTAGCTGGTTTAGAGCACGAAATTAAAGGCACTAAACAAATTATTGAGCATGGTAAAGAAGTAACTAAATTAGTTAGTAACTCTCTTTTCCGTAAAGTTATTTTAGAAGAATTCTGTACTAAACAATGTGCTCGTTACGTACAGGAATCTGGTGACCCTTTGCTAGATGCAAACCAACGTGCCGATGCACTAGCTATGGCTCAATCGGCAGGTCATTTACGCCGTTGGTTAGATTTAGCGATTCGTATGGGTGATGCTTCAGATGGTCGCTTATCTGAGTTAGAACAAGAACTCGATTATATGCGTTCCCAACCAGAAGATGAGTAATTAAATAACTGGAGAAATACCTTATGAAACCGGAAGCCACTAATGAGGCTTCCGACATTCTAGCAATGTCGGATGATGAGATTCTGAATATGACTGCCCCTACTTCTGAGGAAACTCAAATAGAAGTAGAAATTCCAGTCACTCAGAACAGCCCAGAAAATGACGACGTAACTACTGAGCAAGAAGTAGTTAACACACAACCTGTAATTGAACCTGATGCTACTGATATAGTTGAAGATGAAGCAAATAATTTAACTTCTGATAAAGATGGTGCTAAAGTCACTAATACAGAAGTTGATAGTAACGGTGAGCCGATTACTAAAGCTGAACCTTCTACTACTGAACCAGGCCAGGAACAGAATGAAGAAGGTAATCAGTCTGAAGGTCTGCCTGCTGACTTCAACTACGAGGCTGGTTACAAGCAGTTGATGGCTCCATTTAAAGCTAACGGTAAAATGATTACTCCCCGTTCACCGGAGGAGGCCATTAGCCTGATGCAGATGGGTGCTAATTACACTCGCAAAATGCAAGAACTTCAGCCGTACCGTAAAGTAATGCTGATGCTACAAAACAACAATTTAATGGATGAAGGTAAACTGTCTTACTTAATTGACCTAGATAAGAAGAACCCTGACGCCATTAAGAAGTTGGTGAAAGAAGCTGGTATTGACCCTCTAGATATTAATCCAGAGGATGAAGTTAATTACCAAGCAGGCAATCACCGTGTAACTGATACTGAAGCAGCATTTGCAACCGAACTGGATGATTTAAAGTCTACCCCAGAAGGACAAGCTACTTTAGGTGTAATTGCTCAGACATGGGATGATGCCAGTAAAGAAGCACTGTTTGAGAATCGTGGCTTACTTCAAACTATTCAATCTCAGCGTGAGAATGGTTTATATGAAACCATTACCAATGAGATTCATCGTTTGCAAATGTTAGGTCAGATTCCGACTGGTACTCCGTTTATTCAGGCTTATAATAGTGTCGGTAATATGCTTGCACAACAAGGTGTATTTAACCGTCCTACTAATAAGCCTGGAGTAACAAGACCAGTGGTTACTGCACCAGTAGCAACTCGTGTAGTATCGCCTAAACCGACTGTTACTAATTCGGAACAAGCTAGTGCTGCATCGCCTAGTCGAGCTGCACCACGTAAAGTAGAAACACTAATTAATCCACTCTCTATGAGTGATGATGACTTTGCTAAACTACCTAGTCCCGGTGGACTTTAATAGGAAACGATTATGTTGAATTACAACGCTCCAATTGATGGTCAAAAATCTAGTATTGATGGTGCTGGTTCAGACCAAATGAATACTTTCTACTGGTTAAAGAAAGCTATTATTACTGCCCGTAAAGACCAATACTTTATGCCTCTGGCTTCTGTAACTAACATGCCAAAGAACTATGGTAAAACCATCAAGGTTTACGAATATGTTCCTTTGCTGGATGACCGTAACATTAATGACCAAGGTATTGATGCCAATGGTGCAACCATTGTTAATGGTAACTTGTATGGCTCAAGTAAAGATATTGGTAACATTACCTCTAAGCTTCCACTACTTACTGAAAATGGTGGGCGAGTTAACCGAGTAGGATTTACCCGTTTATCTCGTGAAGGTTCCATCCATAAGTTTGGCTTCTTCTATGAGTTTACCCAAGAGTCTTTGGACTTCGATTCTGATGATGGCTTGAAAGAACATCTGTCTCGTGAACTAATGAATGGTGCTATTCAACTTACAGAAGCTGTTCTGCAAAAAGACTTGCTGGCCTCTGCTGGTACTGTTCTGTATGCAGGTGCTGCTACATCCGATGCAGAGATTACTGGGGAAGGTACTACTCCTTCTGTTCTTACTTACAAGAACTTAATGCGTCTTGACCAGATTCTTACTGATAACCGTACCCCAACTCAGACTACTATCATCACTGGTTCACGTCTGATTGATACTAAAGTTATTGGTGGTACTCGTGTTGCATACGTAGGTTCTGAATTGGTTCCTGAATTGAAAGCAATGAAAGACCTATTTGGTAATAAAGCTTTCATTGAAATTCAGCATTATGGTGATGCTGGTACTCTGATGAATGGTGAGATTGGTTCTATTGATAAGTTCCGTTTCATTCAGGTACCTGAAATGCTGCATTGGGCTGGTGCTGGTGCTGAAGCAACTTCTGCTAATCCGGGTTACCGTACCTCTATGGTTGATGGTAATGAACACTATGACATTTTCCCAATCCTAGTGGTTGGTGATGACTCATTTACCTCTATCGGATTCCAGACTGATGGTAAATCTGTTAAGTTCACTGTCATGACTAAAATGCCAGGTAAAGAAACTGCTGACCGTAATGACCCATTCGGTGAGACTGGTTTCTCTAGTATCAAATGGTACTATGGTATTCTGGTTAAACGCCCAGAACGTTTGGCAGTAGTTAAAGCTGTTGCACCTCTGTAATAGTTAGTAGTATTCAACTAAACCTAGGGGAGGATTACCTCCCCTCTTATATAAGCAAGGAAATATCATGAGCATTAACGACAAACCGACCACTGAACAAGAAGATATTATTCAGGGCAACGAAACCGTTGATGAGATTCAGCCAGATGAACTCTCTATTCTAAAACAACGTGCAACTCTAATGGGGCTTAAATTCTCTAACAATATTGGTTTAGAGGCTTTGCGTAAAAAAGTATCAGATATCCAAGAAGGTAAGGTAGAACCAGAAGAGCAAGTTAACCCTTTAGAAGAGGGTATTAAAGCTCCCCCAAAAGGTGAAACTAAAACTGAGATGTCCCGACGCATTCGTCTTGAACAGACTCGTTTGATACGTGTTCGTATACAAAACCTTGACCCTAAAAAGAAAGACTTACCTGGTGAAATTATTACAGTAGCTAACGAATACATTGGTACTATTAAGAAATTTGTACCATTTGGTGAAGCTACTGATGATGGCTACCATATCCCTTACTGTATTTATACTTTCCTGCAAAATCGTAAGTTCTTAAATATTCGTGTTACTAAGGGTAAAAATGGTCGCCCCAATATTCAGCAAGGTTGGGTACGTGAATTCTCGATTGAAGTATTACCTCAGTTGACACAAGAAGAATTAACCAATCTAGCTCAGGCACAAATTGCTGCTGGTAGCTTAAACGAGCAATAACGTATAAGCTGTAAAAACCACGGCTCACTGGTTAATACCGTGAGCCGTTTCTATTTCAACTAGAGGAAATACATATGTCTTGTGGATCAGAGGTAGAAGCTAACCGATTACTACTTGCCCTTACTGATGGGGAAGATTTCTCTTTACCTAACATAGATATGAATGGCCCAGAATGGGATATCCCAGGTGGTAGTAATTCACCTATATTTGGTCAGATTGATAAAGTCACCAATGAATCACTAACTACCCGTCAAGTTGGTGGTAGTGGTGTATTTGATGCACTTATGCAATCTGCCTATGTACATCTTAAGCAAGAATTCAAAGATGGTAGGATTACAGGAGGTGACTACACTAAAGCCTACATTGCTACATTAGAGGCTTGCATGGGTAATGCTGTTCAATTCTTACTTGGTAGAGATAATGCATATTGGCAGGCAGCTCTTGGTCAAATTCAAGCTGTTACTGCTCGTGTTGGGCTAGCAACTGCTAAGGCACAGTACGTATTAGCTAAAGCACAAGCTCTTACTTCCAAGGCTGATTTTGGTCTTACTAAACTTAAACTGTCTACAGAAAGTGAAACTTACTGTGCTGCATTGTTTAACTCAAGTAAAACTCTTCCCCAACAATTACAATTATTAGTAGAACAAACTGAAGCTCAACGTGCTCAGACTATGGACAACCGTTCTGATGGTGCTGGTATTGCTGGTTCTATTGGTAAACAGAAAGAACTCTATACTCAGCAAATTGTGTCATACCAACGTGATGCAGAAGTTAAAGCAGCTAAGATGTTCTCTGATGCTTGGATTACTCAGAAGACTATTGATGAAGGTCTTAATCCACCTAATAGCTTTACCAACTCTATTGTTGATGAAGTAATGAGTACAGTTAAAACTAAGAACAATTTGTAAGGGAAAACTATGGGCCTGTTCAGTGGCAAGACTAAAGTTTACGTAGCATCTTCAGTATATAACTTGGCTGGGGATGTTAACCAACGTGTCAATTACATGAAAACAACTGTAATTGCAGCAATGTTACAAGGTCAGTTTGCTATGTCTGATATTATTAATAACAGCTACATGAACGGGCCTGGTATTCGTATGCGTCTTTACTCCTCATGGAGTAAGGACAATTTCGACCCTTATATTGGATTGGCTGCTGGTTCTTTGGGTGTTACAGCAACTATTGATTCCTCTTTAGTTGCTTCCCAGATTACACCCCCTGATGGTCAGACTACCTATATACAAGCAGCTAATATAGGATTTGCTGATTTTCAGGAGTGGTGTGACCAGTACATTTATGAGCACTTCCCAACACGTATTAATGAACAGTTTGAAATTGATATAGATGGGACTACTAATCTAGTAACTATGACTTCTTTGGAAGGTGGTTCAACCATTACCTTTACACCGGATAATTTTGAACCAGGTGCTCTATATCTTTATGTTGATTATACTTTTTATCAATCCCCATTCACTTCACCTCCAGTGGAGGGGCCTACTAATACCTACAATAGTGAGTCACAGTTACCGTCTACTTTGTTATGGACTACGGTATCAAATAACTCATCCTCAGAGGTTACTAACCTAAACAAACACGTAACAGTTACTTCTGTTTATTCTGATGGTAGACCTGACGAGGTTAATAATACGGACACCCCTAGTACATTTAATTGGACTTCCTATACGAAGGTATACAAGCGAGGCTTTAGTACTGCACCAGACCACTCTACTGTAATCGTAAATAACAGAGTAATGACTCATAAGCGAATTGGAACCAAGGTAAGTAATTCTAATACTACTACTAATGTTGTAGATGTTGGGGGAGGTGTTACTCGTACTGATACCACCGTTACTACTACAGAGAGTGTTAACATTCAATACACTTCCCAAACTACTAGTACTGATACAACTATGACGGCTACGGGCACACCCCGTATGCTTATTTATAAACGTAACAGTGGCAACCCTGTATTGGATACTTTGTTTGATACAGAGTCTACCAATGACAGGTTTTTTGCCTTCATACCAATTCGTGATGATAATAATTGGATTGAGAATGATGCAAAAATATGGCCTCTTTGTAGAAAGGCTTTTAGAAAAGCAACGGGTGGTAAGTTGGATGGTGTACTTAAATCTCTCAAAGATAACGATAATATAGGAGATATTCAGTACATATATGGTGCTTTTGGTTGTTCTCTAAATACTCCAGAGGATACAGCTAAAGAGTATATATACCGTTTCTTTGAGAGAGCTGCTGCTGCATTCCCGGCAGACCCTAATTACCCAACAATGGAATCTGTAATAAAAGGATTCGATGATGGTAATGCTGCTGTTGATGAATATACTGAATGGTGGAGTAACAATACATCTGGTGGGACTGTAATTGGCACACCTCCACCACTACCAGAATTCCCTATTATACCTACACGTTCATTTCGGGTATCAAGTAATAAGGGTTACAAGTATGACATGACCATCTCATGGAACTTTGCCTTTGAAACTGTTCACACTGGTTCAGCATGGGAAGGTGCAAAGAAAAACCAGTTAAGAACCAGATATGCTGGTGATATTTCTTTGACTCAAAAGGCTATGCGTAAAGGTAATACAGGTCAGTTAATTGTTGGTGGTAAGACCTATAACATGCAGGAGTTAGAAATCCTTTGGCAGACTGGCCCTACTACGTATAAAAAATTACGTATCTTTGGTCTACATCATAGCAATAGGGTTTACAGTAATAAGTCTGTTGATATTAATGTATCAGACGCTATGGGTGATGCAGAAGAAAGTGGTTTTTTAATTCCTCTGAATGCTGCCATTTATCGTGAAATGTCCCTAACTCATAGTACTCAGTTGTCTACTGCCTGTACTTACTTAGTAATGAATAGTTATCAAAAGGTAAAACAGAAATGGTATCAGACATCAGTATTTAAAATTGCTGTTATTGTTGTGGCTGTAGTTATATCTGTTTACACTTTTGGTGCTGGTGGGGCAGGTATTCTTGGTGCGTATGGTACAGTAGGTGCCTCACTGGGCTTTGTTGGGTTAGCTGCTGTAATAGTTGGTGCCGTAGCTAATTCTATTGCTGCTATGGTACTTATCTCTATTCTTCAGGTGGTTTCTGTTAAGCTATTTGGTGATAAGATTGGTTTCATTGTTGCTGCTATATCTTCCATTATAGCAATGAATGTAGGCACAGCAATGGCTACAGGTACTACAATGTCGTCTATGATGGGTAATATGATGAATGCTCAGAACATTGTTCAGCTTACATCATCAGTAGGTAATGGAATCAGCCAGTATATTAATTCCTCAACTGTTGATACCCTCAGACAAGCAGAGTCTGTTATGCAGCAATATAATACAGACTCTAAATCAATTCAGAAGCAGTATGAGAGTATGTTTGGTACCGGAGGAGTTGGAGTCATTGACCCAATGCAATTTGTAACTACAGAGTCTATGGACACCTTCCTCTCTAGAACATTACTCACTGGCTCTGATATTGCCGACATGTCTTTAAATATGGTAGGTAACTTTACCAACATGACCCTAGATTTAAACCTTAAAAATTAACAGGAGAATCCTCATGGATTTAAGTTTCTTTACCGGTAACCCAGCACCTAATCCAAGTGGTATGTCTTGGATGAATTCTAATACTAATAATAGTAACCCTGGGATGAACTTTAGTTCCCCGTCTCTTAACTACCAACCTGGTATGACACTAGGGGATTATTTTTCCCCTAGTACTGGTACAGGGGCTGGTCAAGCTACGGGTGGTTTTCCGGGACTTGGTAGCTTATCTGGGCAACTAGGTATGAATGTTCCCACTTTACAGTTGGGGCTGGGAGCACTTGGTTCCTTATCCAATATATACGGTGGTTTCCAAGCTAATAAGTTAGCCAAAGACCAGCTATCCTTTACCAAGGATATAACTAATACCAATCTCAATAACCAAATTCAGTCTTACAATACGGCTTTAGAAGACCGAGCACGTAGCCGTGCTGCTGCTGAAAATCGCAGCCAATCCTCTGCTGATGAGTATATTCAGCAGAACAAACTTAGCCGTTAAGAGGTATTGTCATGGCTCAAATAACTTGGCGAAATGTTGATGCCCCTTCTTTTGGTGGGGTAGGTGATAGCATTCGTACAATGGGTAATATGTTCGACCGTGGAACCGCTGGTCTTAGTGATGCTTTGGGTAATTTCCAAACTGCTGCTAGACAAGATGCTGGTAATACTGTCATGCAGAATGCCCTTCAATATCAAGACCCAACTGCATATCGTAATGCTCTTGCTTCTGGTGCCTTATTCCAAGGAGTTGACCCTAATTTAGTAGGTCAGCGTACCCTTGAAAGTTTAGATAATCGGACAGGTGCTTTATTGAACCAGCAAGGTCAACAAGGTACTAATGATTTTAATAATTACAGATTTGGTAGGTTAAAAGCTACTGATGAGGCTTCTGATGCAAGCATTGCTACAATGGATGCAGCAAGTCCTGCTTTGAGACAATTAGCTTTGGCTTACCAATCCGGTGACCCTAAGCAAATTCAAGCAGCACAAGCCAGTGCAGGTAAAACTTTGGATGGTTTACCCGGTGACCAAATCCTTAAAATTATGGGCAATCTACAAGGTCAATCTGGTAGTGGTATTCAGCAAAACCAGAGTCTATTTAACCTTGGTACATCTATGAGGGATGATGCTGATACCCAAGCAGCTACTGGAGTCATGGCCCAAATTACCAGAGGTGCTGAAAACCCAAACGATGCTAGACTATTAGCTGAATCTTACAGTAGAGGATTATCTCCTACTGCACAGGCTCGTTTGCAAAGTATGCTTGCACGTTCTTATCCTGGTGTTTACGGTAATAACGTTGGTACTACTTCTTCTGCACCAGGAACTGCTGGTACTCGTGCTGGTTCCCCATTTGATGTTACTTATGGATTTACCCCAAGTCCTGCCCCAATCACTCAGATGAGTATGGGGGATGTAACTAAACACCAATCTAATATGATTGGTGATTTAGGTGCCTCTCCAGTTGGTGCATATCAAATTAATAAGGCTACGTTGGAAGACTTCGGCCCTAAAGTATTTGGGAAAGACTGGCAGAACCAACCTATGTCTGCTGAGAACCAAGACAAGCTAGGTAGAGCTATCTTCGATGCTCGTAAGAATGGTAACTTGTCTGATACTTGGGCTGCACTTCCTAATAGTGCTCCCGGTGCATACAAGAATATGTCTTGGGATGATATTAAACCTGTAATTGCTCAAGCAGAAGTGGGTGCTGACCCCCTTCAAATGAGACAACAAGCACAAGAGAATCAAGCAGTTTCTGCCCTTGGTTCTGGTATGATTGGTACCCGTTTGATGCAGAACAATGCTTCTGGGGTAACTCCTGATTACCTAGCGTCTCTGAACGACACCTCTACTGTTGGTGAGGTAGCGGATAAATTACTAGGTGGTGATTTCAAAGGTGCCAATAAAAACTGGGTAGTTGCTCGTATTAACGATATCAGCCAACGTGCTAATGTATCCCCGGCAATGGCTGCTAACGTTGTTCAACGTGCAATGACTAACGTACCTGAAGGTATACTTAGTCGTGGTTTGGATGCACTTAATCCATTTATTACTAACGAAGCTGGTAATGGTTTACGTATTAATGACCGTGCTGTAGACCAAATGGTAGAGGGATTGCGTAGAGGTGAACCATTGGAGGGTAGTATTCGTAATATGTCTACTGCCCAAGCTGCTCAGAATATCCAAGCTGCACAGTCAGCTTACGATGCAGCTCAAGCTAACTTAGCTAATACTCAGAATAAGATTCAGACAGGTCAGACGGGTCTTACTGCATTATTACCCTCTAGACAGGAAGCTGTTAAACGTGCTGCTGCCATGTTGCAAGCTGCACAAGGTCAAGTTCAATCAGACCCAGCTAATTTGGCTCCTATTGGTTTTGCTTCCCAAGCTTCTATAGATAGAGCTGCTGCCCGTGAGAATGAACAACGGGCTAAGCGATATAAACAGTTAGCAGAAGGTACTCCTGCCTATATGCAACCTCGTTAAAATGCATCATACTAATTAAAGCCCTTCGGGGCTTTTTTATTACGCTCACTAAATGTATAGTGAATCTTCTCATACGATATAAGTTTGAACAGGAAATCTACTATGTCAACATTTGACAGACTGGCCGGTTTCGCAGACAGCATCACTAATGCTAAGCAAGTAGATGTCTCTACTGCAACCGCTCAGAAGCAATCTACTGAAGAGCAGGCACCTTCTTCTTTAACCCCAGATTCTGCTTATAATCTACAAGCAGGTCGTGTTGGTAATTTGGGCATAGGTGCATTTGACCCTAGTTCAATTCAAGCAGACTTTACTAATGCATCCCCTACTGAACTAATCTCTAAGTACGGCCCACAGCAAGGCTTGGGTATTATTAATACTCGTGCTAATGCTGCTGATGCTGTACGCCGTGATTTATCTATGGAGCGTACCCCTGCCCGTGCAATATCAGACTCACTTACTGGTGTTGGACTTGGTGTAACTAATACATTAGGTGGTATTGCTGCACTTGGTGCAGGTCTTATTAATGACAATGCAGGTGCTTCTATTGCTTCTGGATTAGATAGTTTCAATGAAGCTGTACACAATACACAATCAGATGCATTGAATGCTGCACGAAAAGTGGTTTCTAATCAGAACCAGATATCTGGTTTAGTAAATAAAAATAAATATGACCAAGATATAAAGAATGGTGATAGTAATTTAGTTGCTTCTCTTTCTCGTATTGGTCGAGACGCTTACGACTCTGTAGCTAATACATTGAGTACAGGTATGGCTGCTACAGATGGTTTAAGCGAAGGAGTAGGTTCTCTATTCACAGGTAGCCCGTTGATTAGAGGGGTAGCCTCTTTAGGCAGAGCAATGATTGGTGGTGAAGCTGCTGTAAAAGGTATTTCTCTAGCTGCTGAACTTGGTTCTCGTCCTGCCCAAGTAACCCGTGCATTAGGTAAACTTGCACCAGGTGCTATAGCTATTGGTGGTATGGAAGCTGGTGGTGCATATCAACAAACTGCTTCTGATATTATGAAGATGCCATTTACAGAGTTGTCTGCTAAGTCCCCTACATATCAGCAACATATAAAAGATGGTTTATCTCCTGAAGAGGCACGACGTCAAACAGCCTCTGAGACTGGTATTATAGCTGCTGGTATAACTGCCCCGGTTGCTGCTGCTACCGGCCCATTAGTTTCTAAATTTGAAATGAACCCACTTAAGGTTGGTTCACTTGCTGGAGCTGGTTCTAATCTCTTAAGAGAAACTGTAGAAGAGGGAATTCAGTCAGGTACCGGACAGGCTGCACAAAACTATGCAATGCGTCAGAATGTGGACAAGAACCAAGACCTCCTTAAAGGAGTTGGTGAACAAACTGGATTGGGTGCGTTATATGGCTTCGGTGCTGCTGGAGTTGCTCAGGCTCCTGGTGCTGCTATACGTGGAGCTAGCAATGCTGCTTCTCCTATTATGCGTACTACCATGGCTGGTATTAATGCTATCTCCGGTGCTGCTAGTAAAGTAGCTTCTCCAATAATTGACCCACTGGTTCGTCGTGGTGAAGAAATTATCAAGCAGAATGAGGAGGCTTCTCCTGTTGCTGATGCTACTGTAGCTCAGGCTGCTCAGGAAGCTACTGCTAAGTCTCAAGAAGCACAGGCAACTATGTCAGAAGCTGTTGATGCAATGAATATTTCTCCAGAAGAGAAAGCTGCCGCTCATCAATATGCTAATGATTTGGTTAATGCAACACGATTTAATCCAGAAGATTTTTCTTCAGCATCTAGTGCTATACAGGATGCTGTAGCAGGTTCTACTGATAAAGTATCTGCTATACAAAAACTGGCAGATGTAGTTAACACTACAGAAGACCCTAACCATGCTATGGAAGCTGCGGTCAATATGTATGACTCAGTTATGCAAATGGAAGACTTCGTTAACCGTGACCCTGCTGCACTAAATAATTTACCTAAAGATAGTTCGGCTAATGCTGTACTTGACCAGTATTCTGGATTGATGGCTAATATCCAAAACACTCCTAAAGTACTACGTGCTTTCCGTGCAATTCATTCAATGATTCAGGAACAAGCAGAAAAAGGTAACCTTAATGTTACCGAAGATTCTGTAGACCAGAACCAAGCTAATAATGTGGCTATGGCTGCTGATTTAAGCCCTGAATCACTAACCCCTGAGTCAGTTAACATGACTCTTAAGCATGCTAGTGAAGGTAAGATTACGTTGAATAATCGACAACGTGCTGCCCTGCAATCTGCTGCTGCTGTACTACAGGGAGCACGTGAATTCGATAATGAAGCACAACGGTTAGGGCTACGTCCTCAAGATATTGTTAGTAAGCAAATTAAGACGGATGAGTCTCGCTCTAATGAAGGACAATACTCTGCGTTGCAACATGCACAACGAATTCGTTCTGCGTACAACTCTGGTAATCTCAATCTCGCTAGTGCCTACCTGAATGACTTCATGCAGTTTGCCCAGCACATGCAGAATAAGGTCGGAGCGTTGAATGAGCATTTGCTTTCTGGGAATGCGGATAAGAATAAGTCTGTCCATTATGAATCTCTCACTCCTTCCCGTGAGTGGGTTCGTAGTCGTAGTGGTTTGGGGGTTAATCCCTATGATACTAAGTCGGTTAAATTTGCCCAACAAGTGGGACTTGAAGCTAAAACTGTAGCGGATATTGCCAACGCTCTCGCTACGGCTTACCCGGAGCTTAATGTTTCTCATGTGAATATTACCTCGTTAGATTCACGTCTGAACAATCCGGCTGCTCAGGTAGTTAAGGAATTCCGTCAAGGCAGTCTTGATGCTGCTCCTACTCAACAAAAAACCGAACCAGTGAATCAGGTTAAAGAAACTCCTGTTATTCAGGAGGCCACCCCTACTGTACCTTCTAAAGCAGAAACAGTGGTAGATAATACTGCTCCTGTAGGTAAGCCTAGTGTAAGAACAGAAGAAGTAACTACTACTAAGTCTGAAAAAGCAGAGCCAGTAATTGAACCTAAGACTGGTATTGAGGCTTCTTACCCTGTTTATAATAGTGAGAAATCCCCTAACCAATTTGTTAAATCATTCTCTCTCCCAGAAGAACCTAAGTCTCGTACCACTGGTTCAGAGTCTCCATTATCTGACATTGGTAAGGCACTGACTTCTTCTGTACGTTTTGAAGCATTAACTCAAAAAGAAAATAATGCCTTAACTTCTGATGTAGCTGGGCGTTATAAAGATTTGATGCAGCATGGTGAAGGTATTAAGGAAATCCTTAGTAACCGTTTAGCTAAGTTCCTGTCTACTAAAAATGTAGGTAAACGTTTTGCTGAGGGTGCTGATGCTAACCGTTGGGTAGGTGGTAAGTTACTTAACATTGTTGAACAAGATGGCGATTCATTTAAATTTAATGACTCCCTTCTTGAGACTGCTGTATTAGCTGGTCTTCAATGGAGACTAACTTCTACTCAGAATACTGCTATTAAAGATGCAAAAGATGTTGCAGCTATTACAGGTATTGACCAATCATTACTACCAGATGGGATACTAGAAACCTTCGAGAATGCTCAAACACTAGTTGAGGCCACTAATGCATTGTCTCAGAAGATTGAATCTTATTGGGGATTGAGTCGTAATCCTAATGCACCACTTGGTTACACCAAAGGTATCCCAATGGCTATGGCTACTGAGATTCTATCTGCATTTATAGAAAGTGGTGATGTTATAGAGTCTATGTTAGATGTGTCAGAAATTGACCCTAGTTCTAATAAAACTGTGGGTTTATATACCATTACTAAATTGGGTGATGCTGACCCAATTAATAAGTTCCCTACTGCTATTGAAGAAGCTGTGCTTGTTGAACCAGTAGAGAAGGTTTACTTTGGTAATGATGTACCTTCTGTTGCTCAAACTCAGTTACGCAATCCTGCTGTTAAGAATACCCCTGAACAGAAAGCTGCACTTAAAGCAGAGCAAGCTACAGAGTTCCGTGTACATGAACCAATGGTTAACTTCTATGAAGCAATGGGTCGTGATAATATTCTTAAGCTTATGGGTGCTGGTACACTTAATCCTGAGTTGCTGAACATTAATACTGCCAAATCTTTGGAAGGTAAAAACCTTTCTGTATCTATGGCATATGATTCTTTATTTGGTTTAGTTGACCAAATCAAAGCACAAGAATCTGGCTTAGAAACTCCAATTCATTATGGTTACAATATGACCCGTGTTGGTCGTATGCAAATGCTAGGTAAGAACAACCCACAATCTAGTAAACTAGTTCGTGAAGCTATTCTTCCAACATTCTCTACCATTGACTTGTCTAATGAAAACTCCCAAACCTTCTCTGATTTCCAAGTAGGTTTAGCTCAGGCATTGGGCATTAAGGTTCACAATATGAGCCGAGAAGTAATGTCTGAAAAGTTAACTTCTGCATTAGAAGGTAAGCTCAAACCTGCTGTAGATATGATGATTGACTTCGATAAAACAAGTTACTTGCCAGAGAACTCTGTTGATATTCTTAATAATGCATTAGGTGGTGATAAATCATTCGTAGCTCTAATGGCTCTAATGGAGTATGCCCGTTATCAGAATGCTGAAGATAAATCCAAATTTAATACCCCACTGTATGTCGAAGCTGATGGTGTAACTAATGGCCCAATTAATGCAATGGTATTGATGACTGGTGGCAAATTCACTAGTGATTGGGTACGGAATACAGCTAAGGGTGGATTATTCTTTGGTGCCCCAGGCAAAACCATGAATGAGCATCGTTCTGTTGATGATAGTGTTGACCTGTATGAAACATCTACTAATGGTCTTAAGTCAGCTCTAACTAGTCTTCGTAATACCTATGCAAGTAACCCGGCTGTTAATACTCAGATGAATCACTTGTCCTCTCTTATGGACTTATTCATTCCTGACTACAATATTAATTCGGAAGGTAACCTTGAACTTAAACGTGGTATTGCTAAGAATCCTTTGACTATTACCATATATGGTGCAGGTGCTCGTGGTATTGCAGGTAAAATGGTTAGTGCAATTACAGACACTATTTACCAACGTTTCAGTGACGTTCTGCAAGCACAAGCAGAAAACCCTAGTATTTCCCCAGCTATGGCTATGTTCGGTAAGCAAGCTTCTTCTGAGGTCGATGCTGATGCTATGTTCAGTCGTTTCGTTGACAACATGAAAGCACTGACGGGTACTATCCCTACTACTCGTAAAGGTCAAATTGTTCTTGAGAAAACTGGTTCAATTATCTCAGGTAAGATTGACCCTCAGAAGTTCACTATTAAAGGTGACCAACTGAAAGCCTTGCAGGAAAACATGTTGCATTTCTTCGTTGAACCAATGAGAGAAGGTATCCTTAATACTGTAGGCAGTAATCTGATGCACTCTACTGAACAACTTCAGAAAGCAACCCAGATTCAATCTTTGGTTCTTCAGGATATGTTCCAGCAAGCTGTTCAGGAAAAACTAGCTGAAAAGGCTAAAGACCCTGAATGGAAGAAAGGTGATTTCCTTACCCAGAAAGAATTAAATGATATTCAGGCTTCTCTGTCTGATTTAGCCCCAATGATTGAGACTGGTTCGCAGAACTTCTACATTGCTGGTTCTGAGAATACTGATGTTGCTAATCAGGTTCTGGCTACCAACCTTGATGACCGTATGCGTGTACCAATGAGCATTTATGCTCCATCACAAGCTGGGGTTGCTGGTATTCCATTCATGACGATTGGTACTGGTGACGGTATGATGATGCAGACTCTTTCAACTATGAAAGGTGCTCCTAAAAATACTCTCAAAATCTTTGATGGTATGAACATTGGTATTAATGATATTGCTGATGCAAGTCGTAAAGCTAATGAGGCTGTATACACTTCTTGGCAGGGTAACCCAGTTAAGAATGTTTATGATTCCTACTCTAAGTTCATGAAGAACGTAGACTTCTCTAAACTGTCTAAAGAAACTCAAGAAGCTATTGCTAAGTCTGCATTGGAGTTTGACCAACGAGAAGGTGCTACACCAGACACTATTCATGTAGCTGCTGCTGGTATTGAACGTAACCTACGTAACATTGCTCTGGGTGTAGATATTCGACATAAAGTAATGAACCAAGTGCAAACAACTGTTGACCAGATGGCTGCTGCTGGCTCTCCTTACGTTAACAATGGTCAGATATCCCTTGAGGGTATGACTATTGACCAGCAAGTTGCTAAGTTAAATGAACTGTTCGATGCTGAACTAGAATCACGCAAGACTAAACAAGCTTCTGAATCTACTCAGGAGCCAGTGAATACCGGCTTTGATAATGTAGGTCGCTCACTTAAGTCTGGTGTCCGTGTTCTGTCTCAAACAGCAATTACTAAACTGGCTAAAGAAAGTAACCTCCCAGTTGAGCAAGCTGCTGTCCTTAATGAGATACAGAAATCACTTGCAGCCAAAGACTACAAAGTAATATACGGGGATATCAATCAGGTTGACCAATATGCTCAAGATAAAAACTTAGAGCGTCCGGCACCAGAAGATGTTCAGGCTGCAAATGAGGGCAATGTTTATGGATGGACTAACTTCAATGACAAAACCATTTATCTAGTTAACCCATCAATGGAAACACTGATTCATGAACTAGTTCATGCTTCTACATTTGAGACAGTACTTTCCCACTACCAAGGTGAGACCACTGATGCTTCATCTTCTATTCAGAATATTGAAAGTCTGATGGAGCAATTCCGTAATCTGGATGTTTCTAAAGAAACTCCTGAGATGCGTGAAGCTTATGCAGATGCACTGGATACAATTAATGGTCACCTGTCCAATGGCTTTATTGAGCCAGCAATGTCTAAATCTGCTGCATTGAATGAATTCATGGCTTGGGGTCTGACCAACCGTGAACTGATTAAAAAGCAAAAGAAAACTACCTCTCTTACTCAGATGGCTAAAAATGTGTATGAGGCTGTTAAAAGATTAATCTTCGGTCGTAAACGTGCCCCAGCAAACGGGGAGGATATGTTCTCTAACTTACTGTTTAACTCTTCAGTAGTTATGCGTACACAACCACCAGTTGCTCCTGTAGCTAAAGATTCAACATTATTCCATAGCAAAGCTTATGGTGATAATGAACGTCTTACTGAGCTTGGTAAAACCTTTGACCGTTTGATTACGGATTATTTGAGTAATACCCCAATAGAACAGAACGTTCGTAAAGGTAAATTCTCTGATGCAGTAGTGAATGCAGTTAAGGTTACTCGCGATGTGCAAGCACATGGTTTTACTATGAATATGCAAGAACAACGTTTGTTCACTAATGTAGTTGCTGCATTGGCTACAGAAACTGCTATTCATCCGGGTGCTATAACTCGTGCTCAAGATTATTACACCCATGTTACTAAGAATCTTAAAGTAGAAGATTTCATGACAGACCCGGATAGCACTAACCCTGCTGACCGTTATTATGCACAACAAAAATTCAATACTATTACTGGCTCAAATAATATTGAATATGATGCCCAAGGTCGTTCATCTCTACTACCAACTTTCTTGGGCTTATCTATGGTTGATGAACAATTCCGTAGTATCTTGGCTAATATGCCAGTCATGAAGGTTGATAAGAAATCTGGTAATACTGTGGATGCTATACTCACTAATATAGGTACTTCTGCAATGGCTAGCCTTAATTCTCGTGTGGCTGGTGATAATAAAGCAACCAATGTTCAGGAAGGTTTAGATGCATTGTCACAAACATTGATGGAATCCAGTCTTAAGGCTCAATCCTTCTATGACTCAGTAGCTAACCCAACTGGTTCTGTTATTGACCGTGCTAACCAGTACATCGTGGATGGAATTGATAAACTGTCTGATGAGATATTAGATAAGTCCCGTACTGTTGCACAGAACACTAAGAACCCACTCGTTAAGGCAACTGCTCATGCTGCTCAACTAGTTGCTGCTGTAGCTACTGAAAAGAATGGGGAGAAAGTTTCACAGGGCGTTATGGCTGCAATGAACCAAGGTAAAGCATGGCAACCGTTCCATGACCTTATCAATGACATCGTTGGCCGTACTAAAAGCAATGCCTCTATTTATGATATGATTAAGGCTGTTCGCTCCCAAGTGCAAGCTGACCGTCAACAATTCCGTGAGCATTTACCTACAACTATTGCATCTAAATTCACCCGTAAACTTAGTGATTCTGAGTGGAAGGCTATGCATACCGGTATGGGTAAAACTGATATTGCTGCTCTCAGGGATACTATGAGTAATGCAGAAATCCGTGACTTACTTTCTTCTCAGAAGAATGTTGACCGTGAGGTTAATAACCTAGAGTCTGCACTGTCTGGTCAAGCTGGCCGTAACTGGCCATTAATTCAGCGTAAGTCTAAGCAACTGGCTCAGTACATGATTAACGGTACTGTGGGTAATAATTTACTTCGTAATGCAGAAGCAATTTCTAAGTTATTAGGTGAGCGTACTAACGTTAAAGCTACTGTTGATGTTGCTCAGTTAGATAAGCTTATTACCCTGTACTCTTTGGAAGCAATGAGTAAATCAGACCGTGATATATTATCTGACCTGGCTCAAAATGAGACGGTTGGTATGGACTTCTCTACTTCCTACTTAGTAGGTCAGCGTGTGGAAGAACAACGTAAAGCACAGAATGATGACCGTGCTCGTATCAATCATTATAAGGGTGCTATCCCAACTGACACTAAGCAAGGTGTAAGCTTAATTGTGGCAGATGATAGTAACTTCTCTGACTTATTGGCTAAGTCCTTTACCCGTATTGCAGGCTATCAAGGAAGCTCTGCTGAACGTGGACGTAGTCGTGGTTACTACTTTAGCCCGGTGGCTCCTCGTGCTCCATACTCCCAGGGTATTCTACAAAACGTTCGTAACACTGCTGGTGGTGTAGACGTGGGTACTGGCTTTACTATGGGAACTATGGTTGCAGGTCGTATTACAGATAAACCTTCAGTAGACCGTATCACTAAAGCACTAGCTAAAGGTGAGAGTGGTAATGAACCACTAATGCCAATCTATGATACTGTGGGTCGTGTTGTTGCTTATGAACAATCCATTGACCCTAATATGCTTACCCATATTGCTGGTTCAGATAACCTTGCTCGTGCAATAGGTGTATGGCGTGGTCGTCAAGTTGAAGAGGCTAAGGCTCAGAAATTCAATGATGCTTTAATTGAAAACTTGCATGACATGTACCAGAAAGACATTGCTGAATCTGCTTCTAATAAGAGCCAGTATGTGAATCTACTTGGTTCCAAACTTGACCCTGTTACTGCTGATGCACTTCGTCTTATGAATGCAGAGACTCGTCAGAAAGCTGAAACACTCTTTGGTGATGATGAGTTTTGGGTACGCCGTGACATGCTTAATGATGCTCTAGGTTATCGTGCAGCTTCTGTTGGTGATGTTTGGACAGGTAACAGTCGTTGGTCACCTGAGACTTTAGATACCTTCAAGAAAGCCATGGTGGGTGTGTTTGGTAATAAGGCATACAAATACCTTCTGACTGGTGAGAATGGACTTCAGAACTTGGTTAAGGAAGCCAAAACCTTAATAGTGGTTAAATCTGTTATTGTACCCGCTGTTAACTTCACAGCTAACCTATACCAAATGGTTGCTCGTGGTGTGCCAGTAAAAGACATTGCTAAGGGGATTCCACATAAAACTTCTGAGTTGAACCAATACCTTAAGACTCGTTTGCGTCAGGTTGATGCAGAGGCTGAATTACGTGCTTCTGAAAATCCTAATCAGTCTCGTAAACTTAAGGCTGAAATTCAGTCTATTACTGACAGTCATAAGCGTTTAAGCATATGGCCATTACTGCAAGCAGGCGAGTTCACCTCTATTGCTGATGCAGGAATTGGTCGTGATGACCTGCTTATCTCTCAAGGAAAAATCTATGAGTATATGGAGAAGTTAACAGATAAACTTCCACGGTCTGTTCGTAATGCAGGGCGTTACGCACTGATTACCAAAGATACTGCACTTTTCCAAGGTATTCAGAAGACTGTTGAGTACTCTGACTTTATTGCTAAAGCAATCATCTATGATGAATTGACTAAGCGTAAAGGACAGACTAATGAACAAGCTTTAGGTAGAGTTACAGAAGAGTTTGTTAACTATGACCGTCTTCCAGGTCGTTTCCGTGGGTATATGGAAAGTATGGGTCTGATGTGGTTCTACAACTTTAAAATCCGTTCTGTTAAAGTTGCCATGTCCATGATTCGTAATAATCCAGTACACTCAGTATTAGCTGTAATGGCACCAACTCCTACCATGTTTGGTAATGTAGGTCTGCCATTACAAGATAACCTGTTAGCAGTAGGTGCTGATGGTAGACTTAGTTACTCCTTTGGCTTCGGTCAGGGCTTACGTGCCCATAACCTTAATCCTTGGATGAACTTAGTTAACTAATAAATTAAAAAAGCCCCTCAACAAGAGGGGCTTTTATTTATCTAAATTTTACAACCTTCACAGTCATCCTCACTCAAGGATGCTATTAAATCTGCTGCTTCAGCTTGTTCTGCCATAGCGTTAGCTAAGACATAACCCTCCAATCCCCAGATTTTATCAACAGCGTTTTCGTATGCTATGCTTTGCCCAATAGATTCATCATAGTTATTGGGGTCAACACATGCCGAATGACCTACAATAACGAATCCATTTTCTAGTACAAGTACGCACTTGGTAACCAAGGACATACGAATTTTATCGGAATCCACAACACTACATACATTAGATACAGCATCACCTAGATTAAAGAAGTACTTGCTCTTTATACGTGATTCGATTAACTCTTTAGTTACTTGCATTTATTTCTCCACTTTTTTCTAAAATTACTAAACTATTAATGACTTACACGGGTAATTATTTTGGATGTTTTTCTTTTCTACACCTCCTTTGCCTACACCTGGGCTTGCATAATAGTTGGTCTACTCTAATTTTTACAAACCATTCACCACACTCTGGGCATTTATACAAAAGTGTTCCACAGCATTCACAATAACGCCTATCCATAACATGTACCTTAAGGTATATCGTAGACCATAAAAATATATCAGACTATTTGTGCGAACAATTGGTTCGCTCAACAAAAAGGTAAATACTATGGCGGATATGACCCTACTCCCTACTGGTGGTTTTGGTGGTGAAGCTGGAGCTGCTGGTATAGGTGGTTTAGTTGGTGGTGGCCTAGGTGCTCTTCTAGGTCGTGGACTGGGCGGATTTGGTGGTTGGGGTGGAAGCCCTACTGTAGTTGCTGGTAGTTCTGGTGCAGATGCTGCAATCTCTATTGCAGGTACTGCTGCTGGTATGCTTACTACAGCTCTGGTATCTGATATTGATACCATTCAGACTAGTATTAATAACCTTGGTCTTAATGTAGTACAGGGGCAAGGCAATACTAACCTAGCTATTGCAAATGCTTCTGCAAATAACAATAGCACCACTTGGGCTGCTAATAACCAAACTTTAAATATGGTTACTCAGCAAAATCAACAGAATCTGCTTACTGGTGTTCAAGGTTTTGCTGGTCTTAATAACTCTATCCTTCAAACTAGTAATGCTACTATTAATGCTATTGGTGCGGCAGACCGTGCTGCGGCAGAACGCAATTTCCAAGCTCAGTTAGCTGCTGAACGATGCTGCTGTGAAACTAACTTAAACATTGAACGACAATCCAATCAGACTCGTGATTTGATGAGACAACAATTTGCTGACTCCCAGGCTGTACTAATTTGTGACATGAAGAATCAGATTGCTCAACAGAATCTACTTCTGTCTCAAGCAGCACAGACTGCTCAATTGAATTGTAAGATTAATCAAGTAGAGCAATTGGTTAACTTTAAAATTCCTACTCCACCAACACCACCTACTGGTTGCTGCTAATAGGAGGTTTCTATGAAGCTTTTTATTCGCAAAGATGTGGATGATGGGGAAGATGAATCTGGTGGTGTAGTTCACCATCATGTGCATCACCATCACTATAAAGATAGCCACTCAGATAAGCATCCTCAATTAGTGGACGTCTCTGAACGACTAGAATACCATCCTCAAACCTGGGTTAATCATCTTGGTTCTAGAGAAGGTGCTTTAAAAATTGTTCAGTTGGAGATGAATGAATTGTTAGATGCAATTCAAACCAACTCTGAGGAGCATATTTGCAAGGAGCTTACTGATTTATCAGCCGCTTGTATTTATGCTCTTAAGATGAAATAAGGACTAAGCCGATATGCAAAATACTATGGTAAGTGCTGGCGTAACCCAGTTTAGTGGTATGAACCCCAAAGCATTAATTAATATTGGTGGTCTTGACTGGAAATTACGTAAAGATGCTACCGACTCTTCTATGTCATTTCCTCACAATAGAGTTAACTGGATTAATGCTGGGTGTGAATCTCTAGGGGAAAATAAAGCCTATTTTTGTTGGATTATGGGCATTATTCCACCGAACCAAGGGACACTAGAAAAACCTATTAGTGTAATGTATGTCGGCTTTCATCCACAACGAATAGCAATAACACCAAATATGGTTACTCAAATAGATTTAGACAGGATGCATGTGTATGTAAGTGATGCTTCTGGTTTTGCACTTAATTTTGCAAATGTTTTTCTAGGACTTGATGAAGTAAAACCAGTTACAAGGGAAGCTATAAGCCCATGGCCTGAAACCACAAACAATAGGACTATAGAAGATGCCGACTCCAATACAAATACTGGCGAATAATTTAGCTGATAGAGCACAAGCTATACTGGATGACCCTAACAAGTATACCCAAAAAGCTATTATGTCGTCAGCATTCAATGACTTTAAAGCATTGGGTAGTCTAACTGGTGTTATGTCTGTTATGTCTACGGGTAGTTTAAATACCCAACAAATTGAAATAGCTAAGCGTATAGCAGCAAAGGTTATTGCTATAGTTAGTCAGTATAGAGATGTACCAAACAATCCTGGTAATCCCCCAGAATAAATAAAAAAGCCCCCTAAGTAACTAGGGGGCTTAGTACTGTTTACCCATGAGATTGATGGTATCGCTACAAGGGTAATATTTTCAGTTTGTATTTTTAAGTGTTAACTTCACTTACATACACCTTGTCGGGGGTATGAACTTATATTAGCAGCTACTGGACTGTCTTACCAGTTATGCCTTTAGGATGCTATGCAATCAGGACTATGTTACTGCTAAATAGATTTGACGGCTGGTGGTCAATGCCCAGCTTACTCAGTGATAGGTAAGTATCTTCCAGTAACCAACTGGTTCGTCAAATTGGGTGAACCTAGTGGGATTCTTACCCACACTCCTACGGTTAGAATAACAACCCACATTTGAGTGTTCCGTGAAGCGATTCTTAATAATCTAGTTCATTGTTATATGGTTAATTACTAATTTACCATTTAATAGTAACTCTGTTGCTTAACTATACAGTCGATACCCATTTCTGGGGCAGAGCTACTATTAAATGGTTCCAGGGGAAGGAATCGAACCACCCAATCAGGTCATGGCTACATCAACCAAACTCATTCGGGCTTAACCTATAATCAAGAGCTAGTATCTCACAAATTGACGTCACCTAAGAGTCGATGACCTGGAAAAGTTGCCAGGCTTACACTGGCTCCCATCTGTTTTTTAAGTCACTCAGATATCGTCTGGACTTAGACCATCTAGGGATTAGAACCCTAATCTCGGTAGTTAACCGCGCATTTGCCTCATGCTACTCTGGTCATTGATGATACCCCTTAGCTAATACATGGTAGGGGTCACACCACGGTCGTTTGATTACCAGGACGACTCACTCCTGACTGACTTATAGGCTATTACGCCGCCATCAGAACAACATTATCGTTTGCATTTATGTTAATGGTTCGTTTCTAAAAAACCGCATAATCGCTTACGAAAACTATCAAAGAGTACACTCGCTCGAATGGTTAAGAAGAAAGCTTTTCCATCTCCCCAGTAAATGTACTCTTTGATAGAATGTTTAATAGTGCAGGTGCAACCTGCGTACCTATCGGATGATGACAATAGGCGTGTTGGTGATGACGCCTCGTTTTAACCCCGTACCCTGCTGGATAACCATACTCATCTCTCCAGCTACACCCGCACCGTATCGCTACACCGGGATAGGTCTTGTTCATCTGATTATAGAGTTGCTGCTCTATGTATAATCACTAGCTTCACAGCGCAAGCACTCTAGTGATTACATTTGGTTGCTTCAACTGGGTTTTAACCCCAATATCGCTAATTAATAGTCAGGTACTTTACCCGTTAACTAACTCCCCAAGAACTACTTTATACTAAAAACTTATCTGCTCAATCAATTAATTTTTACTTAATTCTTCATCTAGCATAGTTCTGAATTGGTAAATAGTTACGGCAGGCAAATTATCATTACTAAGCCGAGAAAAGACTTGTTTGTTCTTCTCATTAGTACAACGAGCCGAAACTATTGCTGCACAACGTTTAACTGCTGAATCCACTGGTTCCTTGTACTTAATAGCCATCATCATAGCTAGCTCACAAGATACCAGTGAATCTAAGTATTCTATACCTGCATTAACACTAAACATATCTATCCCTAAATTAACCTTAGTAATTACTACACTGGTTCATATTTTAATTAATAAGGTTAGTGGGCAGGGGAGAGTATTCCTGCCCACTAGTTGCTAATCTGGCGGCTTGCCACCACTGTCTTTACCACTGCACTTCCAAAGGATAAGTACAGTGATGATAAATGCTATGTATGGAGCCGACACGTCTATCAACCTAATCAGTAGTAACATCAGAATGATAAACACTACCACACCTAGCAGTAGCTTTTGAGCCACCTACCAGATTAACGTTTGAGGCCAGCGAACAGAGATGGTTTAGTAGTTGCAGGTTTCTCTGCTTCCACTTTCTCTTGAACCACTTCCTCTACTACTGTTTCTTCTGTGACAGTTTCTGCCTCAGCTTCTTCTTCTTCCAGTTCCTGAGTAGGTTCTGTTTTTGCTTCCACTTTGGTAGCTTGTTCAGCTTCCTGCGTAGAATTCTCGCTCACTCCACCAGTAGAAGTCTGGATTTCGTTTCCCGTCAATGCTTCTTTAGCTTCAACTGGAACGTGTTTAGCTTCGGCAGCATTACGACGTTGTCGACGCTTACGTTCTACCACGGGTGGACTATCGTCTGAGACAGCCTCTTCGTTGATAGTGACTAGTACAGTACCATCATCATTGAAAGTTACATGAGCATCCCCAGTTACAACAACTAGAGTATCAATGTGGGCTTGTACCAACTGTTCTACTTCAGCTTGGTTCAAAGTAATTTGCATGGTTTATACCTTTGAATACAATTTCATAATTGTTTGAAATGCTGGGGTTAATACCCCTGCATGAATAGCACCGATGGCATCTGCTAAGTGCTCATTTTTATTGAGCAGTTTACCTTTCCCATCTCTTAACCAGTTAGTATCAGGATAGAGTGCAGTTGCAGATTTAATCATCGAATCCTTCGATGCTGTTTTATTTCCTGTGAGAATCAGTTTGTTCTCACTTGGATTCACCTCAATTAGCTGAACCCCTGTTGCACGAAATGCACCCAGAATGCCAACACATACACCGTATGATTTCATTCCATTGGCACTCTGTGACCCAACTGGTACTTCAACGAAAACTACCTTTGCCCACTTGAACCATTCTTGTACTCCACTAGCAATTTCTTCACAGCGATTTATATCCTTACTGTTCTGACGGACTTGCTTAGTGTCATCTGGTTTGGTTTCAATTAGGAGTAGTTCTACGTTTTCAAAAATACCTGTTTCTAGGTCAAGCATTCCCCGTGCTAATCCCCAGTTACTTAAACTTGGGTCACAGCCTAGTACGGGGATTTTCATTAAGCTTTCTTACCGAACAGTGATTTGCTACCAGCCGGAGAAGCAGAATTACCAGCACCTGGTTTAGGAGGAGTACCGCCTTTACCGTTACCACCGGTAGTTTTGTCACGGGTTTTGCCTTTGTTCTTCTCCAACCATGCAGGATAGAACACAGCCAGTTCCTTGGTGAGTTCTTTCTCAGCAGCCTCAGCTTCACGAGCTTCTACTACTGTAACCAGTAACTCAGGGTGGAACAGCTTCTGGATTTCATTCACTTCACGGGTTTCCCCATTATCGTGATACTTACCATCGTCACCTTTGGACTGTTTAGATTCGATAGTTTTTTCCAGAGCAAAGGTAACTTCCTGACCAATGAGTTCAATTGGAACCATGACAGATTTATTGATTTCTGCCTTCTGTTCGAAATCGTAGACTTTAACAATCTTCTCTTCGAAATCAGCTTCGAATAGTTCCTGACCAGTTGCTAACAGCATCATGTCATTAATGACAGTGAATCCTGGTAGATAGTATTCTTTACCGTTCTTCTCGTAAGTAGGCTTATTGCCTTTTTCCTTACCAGAAGTGAAGTAGACTTGAGCACGTAACTCACCAGCAGCAATGCCGTCAGAGTTCTTCATATCTTCTATAATAATTTGCATCCAGTCTGCACCGGAGTCAGCTTTACCGACATATGCAACTTTGACATTACCGGTATAAATATCAGTTTCTTTAGCACCGAAACTACCACCCAGATTGTCTTGGGTTTTCTCAGCTTTTTGAGTTTGTTCTTTTAGTTTACCGAACAGTGATGACATAATGTTTTTCCTAATAAGTTATTAACAACCAGGCAAACGCTTAAGCGTAATATTCAGCCAAGTGGTCGAGCAGTTTCTGGGCGTCATTATCAATAAAAGTCTCTGACTTTTCGAACATGCCCATTGGGGAACGAAGACGTTTACCTACCGACTTCTTAGTTGGACGAGTTTGAAATACGTGCTTATAGCCTAAGTCACGTTCTTCATCCGTAATATCCAACATCTTATTGCCATACTTCTCCAGTTCCTTAATGTCTACACGTTCTGCATACACTACGGTTGAGAAGTAAGCTTCAATGCCATTATTCTTCAGTGAACCTTTCACCGGAATAAACGTCTTCATAACACCTGCTGCTTCATCCAGTTCATCTTTGGCATGAGCAATAACAATTACAGGCTTATTAAACTTAACGACTTTCTGCTGAAGCAGAACCTTGAAGAACTGTGCAAAATCACCCCACGATATGTTCAAGAGTACACGCAACCGTACCCCCAGCAGCTTTACCTGCGTCTGCATGTTTCCATGCAGTCCAGACTATATCTTCATCCATGCCTTAGCACTAGGATGCTGACTGCTTCGAGCAGCATTAGCTTCTGCCCTACTTCCTCTCGGAATAGTCGTTGCACCTTACTTATGTTTTTGGATTGCATGAGGCAACCCATGAGTGAGTATGTAGTTATTTCTGGCATCCAGGGCTTCTAGCTCTGTGTCAAAATTACCTACAAATATTCTTTCATTACCATTACAGATTCTTGCAGACCACTTCTGCTTAGTTGTATTTAAACCAATGCCTAAGTAGGTAGCCTTGCTTGTCTTACGCTTTCTTGAATTAATGGCTTGAGTGGTTCTACTAGCCCACCTCAAATTGCCTGGGATGTAACCCTTATTTCCATCAATTCTATCTAATGTAAGCCCTTTAATTAATCTGTCTGAGTATCCAGGTAACTCTTCCAGATACTTAGCGAATACAGTGAAGTCACTAAACTCTTCTGCACGGGTAATTCCAATTGCTCCATAGTTTTGATAACTAATGTGCTTTGGATTTGTACATCTCTGCTTAATGGTTAACCACACTGTATACAGTGGGTGTAACTCATTACCGAAACGTTTCTTACTCATTTTGTAACTCCGTCAAATAATAGCCGGAGAAAACATAAGTCTTGGCTCAGGATTGCCCACGTCTTTACGTTTGGGGTTTCCCTGAATTCAATCAGTTATCATTAACCATTACTGATTAACGGGCCTTAAAATTAAGCCTTCTGAGTGTTTGCTGACGGAAGTACATACTGAGATTCCAGCATATCCATCATAAAGGTGGCTGAGTCAATGATAATACCATCGATTTCATTTGCCATATGCCCACCTGGGGATGCTGCATCAAATGCTTCCCAGATTTGGTAAGGGTCTTCAATGTTGAATGATTTGAACTTATTACGAAATGGTAATCGTTTACCTGCTTCCGTGTTCAAATAGAACCAGCGTTCTTGGTTACGTAAATTACGTAATGATGCTGACTTACCACTAGCTGAGAATCCTGCAATTAGGACTAGCTGAGTGTTCATGTCATTAGCAATTAATTCTTCGGACATTTCTATTCCTCAGTTAAATGGGAGTCCTTCAAACCAAAGAAAGACTCCCTTTTACTTATTTACTATTAGCAAACTTCTTTGCCACAGTTACTAATACAGTGGAATTTAATTCATCGTCTGGTAATGGATTAGATAATTTCTTATTGAATTCCATTACGGATTTCTGAATCTGATTAAAATCCCAACCACTGTCTAGTAGTGCCAGTGCGTATTTAATCATCTGGTTATTTCGATTACCGGATGCAATACGTCCAGCAAACCAACGTTCCAGATTATCCAGAGATTGAACTTCCTTCATCTGATTTCGGAATTGCTCATTTTTACTGGTTCGGGGAATGAAATCACGAACATCAAGTAATGGTGCATCCGAGTTCATGAATACCTCACCTGTCTCACAAGACATCCATTTCTTGGCCCGTTGATTAGCAGACTCGTCTGTTTCAAATGGTAACCATGCCATTACGTTATTCATGAACTCTTTATACTCTTCGGTATCTAGCTGTAGTTCATAATTCATTGGAAGAATGAGTCGGAAACGGTTCTCTTCTTCAGTATGACGTTTGGTGGTATAAGTCATGAACTTATAATCTTTCATAAGTTCCTGGCACGTACTTAATGGAACCCCACCATCACAGTCAATAACAATCATGTTAAAGCCTGCAATCACGTTTTCTTCAGAACGATGTCCATTCTTAACGTGGTGATTAATCCAGTGAACTCCCCCAGCAGTGGCTAGTTCCCCAAGATCAGCAAATGGTGCTTTCACTGGTTCATAGTTGTAAGCGAAGTTATCACTGTAGGCCAAAATCATCTCATCAAGGTTAGTCTCTTTCAGGGTTTCACCTCGAAAGAATTCAATACCTTCATTGAATGATTTCTTGATAATGATGTGTTGCTTATATCCCCATGCTGTTGCCAACGTCATCATTTCATTACGTGCCGCATTACCACTTTTATAGAACGGAAGTGACTCCAGTAAGTCTGCATGAGTAACTTCTTTACCTACTGATGCAATATAACGAGCCAGTTTCACGTAAGCTTTTTCACGATTAAGGATAATCTGAAATGCTGCACCAGATTCTTCAACCAAAAGAATAGCTTGGCGTAAATGAATCAGTTCTACATATGAACTCTGGTCTACGAATGCTAGTGCTCCAGCAAGTTTTAGTGCCTTAAAGTAACGATGAGATATCTCAGCCTTACGAATTTCTTCGTGGTCTGCCATACCTTCAGCTAAGCGTTCGCAGGCAATCTTATAAACAATCAATTCGATTCCTACTGCATCTTCGACAATCATTTTAAAACCGAATAAGTTCGGGTCTGCTAGGTCGTGGAACTTATTAGCCCATTTGCTTACAGCCGCAGTATTATCCTGCTTGGTTAAATTATGATAAATCTCTTCAGCAGTTAAGGTGTTATATGCTTTACGGTCTACTTGCCCAATGGCGAATAAACAACGGCGAGCATAGCCTGTATCCAAGAAGTCATAGAATTGGTCTTCAGTCTGACTACCATCCAGTAATTTACTTGGGGTACCAAATAAAAGCAGATTGGTTGGGGTCTTGCCATCCAGTTCTTCCCCCCTCTGACTTTCGGCAGTGTTCTTAGTCAATTTCTGCTTAACCTTACCCTGGTCATATAACTCTAAGAATAAGTTCAACACATCGACGTTGGCTAACAAGTTAGAACCAATTTCATCTATTTGTAAGTTAATAGAACCACAACCTGCCATTAAAAGTTTATGGCGTAATTGTTTAACAGCAGGTGGGGTACCTGAGTCAAATGTGAACGGAAATGCACCAGCACGTTTATACTCAGCTTCTACTTTATCGAATTCTTCCTGTTGGTCAGTCCCTTGTCGGGCTGAACGTTCGTTTGCAATTTTCCAAAGACGGTCGTTAGATATAACTGGCATCGTGTCTTCCATAAACCGTTTACGGAAACCAGTCATAAATCCATCTTCAATAATATTTACGGAGTGACCTTTACCGAAGCCAGACGTTGCTAATGCCATAGCATAAATGTTGACTGGTAAGTCACCACGGTCTTTAGTGACAATGGTTGCACCCATACTGGATGCCATTTTAGCCAGAAAATAGGCTACCTCGACTTGGAAGAATCCCCGGTCATTGTTTTGAGTTCGATTACAAAGAACATCCACTATTTCTTCTATAGCAGGGTGGTGGGTCACCCCAGTCAGGTCATACATGGTTTGCATACTCTCCGTGAAGTTTGTTACGTAATTCGGTAGCTACTGCAATAGCAGTATCTAGGTCGGCGTGTCTGCCTCCCCAATGAGTTTTGTAGTTAATACAGACCTTAACCATCCATTTGGAGGTTTTCTTACACCAAAACACACCTTTAGCACCTGATGTATTATCGCAATGCTTGGGCGTATTAAACCTATTCTGAGATTCAGTCGCTTCCCTTAAATTATCAATAAGGTTATTCGACGGATTTCTGTCCTTGTGCTCTATGAGGGATGGTATGGTTCCATGGTGTAAGAACCATACCATTCTATGGCATTTGAGCAGTATTCCTTTGCCCTTACCTACGCGTACTAACCAATAACCTTTACCATCGAGGGTTCCAACTTCTTTCCCGTTTTTTCGTATGCAACTATGAGAGGTGGGGTCATAGGACAACTCTAATGTCGCCTGTTGGTACACCTCAATTGGTATTAATTTCATTGGAAATAGCGTTCTCTCTGTTTGCAAATTGATGCTACAGCACAATACTCGCAGCGTTTAACCTGTCCCTCCACGACTTTGATTGCACCCTTGCCACCTTTTTCAGCCATGAAAATTCTAGCAGAAGCCATGTCTTCGAAGTTCTTAGTACTTCTGGCTCCGGGTACATCTACCTTGGTTGGGTCAGAGAAGTACTTAAACTGTGGGTCACTACGCCATAGCTCTTCGTCAGTACATTCGGGGATTTCACTTTCTGGTGCATCCCAGTACTTATCTATAAGGCCTAGTTTATTAGCAATCCACTGTTCTGTACGCTCCTCTGACAATAACGGTATATCCTTATGCATAATGCGTCGTGCAGGATATTTAGGATTATTTGCTGCCATGTACTTCATGAAGTCAGTAAAGATGTAATTGATACGAATAACATCTTCTTTAATCTTATCGGGGTGAATCCAACGATAGATACTACCTTGCATTTTATGTTCTTCATCACGGGAACCAGCAACCCAAGAATAGGTTGAGGTTGACTTAAAGTCCTGTAAAAGACCTTCTGTCACGATGTCGAACTTACCCCCAACAGTCCAGCCATTGATAACACGAGTGCCACGCTGTTCAATATAAACAGGGATTAGGTCAGGGTTAGCAATGAAGTCTTCTTTGGTAGGGTTAATCTTCACTGCGTCAATTACTCTCTGAGGGTACCCCAGTTTCTTCAATGCAGCTTTATGACCGTTATGCCAAGCTTTTTCGATGGAATCATGCAGACCAGAACCCATAGATGTTGCTGTGAAGTCCATCACATCAATACTTTGTTCTGAGAAGTTTACACGATGTTTCATGACAATTTGTTTTAACGGTTTAAGCAATGTGGTAGCCGAAATGTATTTCGGGTTATCCACATAGTCATACTCGTCATACAAAAGCCATACAGCCAATGCTAGGGATACGTCATGTTCGTTAGTTACTTTCATGCATATTACCTCTTATAATCCCAGCAGTTTCTGCATCTACCCTTTCTTTAGATAAGATTCTTTTACTGTAATGGCATAATTTTTCGGCATCGTATAGGTGGGTGTTACCGGGTTTACCATTACCTTGTCGTTTAGCAGAATTTCTCCATAAGGCTTTGAAGGCACAACCTTCATCGAAGGTCATGCCTAGTGCTTGGATAATATCCTCACACTCTGCCTGATAGGGAGCCTGCTCTTTACGTTGGGGGTTATTAATCTGAACAACATAATAGCTGTTTAATCCACCAGACAGGTTAGACATATTAAATCCCCGGTTTTACCTGATTGCCTGGATTGAATTCCTCTTGGGTCATTAACCCAAGATAGCTAAAACCAAGGAACACAATATCTACAATACCCATATTTGGGTCTTGCATACGTTCCTGTAAATTAGCTGTAATGGAACGTTGTGCTTGGGCTAAGCTAGCAGCATTTACTACCTGCTCTTTGGTGAGTAGAACAGCATTAACTGGAACTGCTCCACCATCGGATGCATCTTTATTAGTAAATACTACTTGAGCTGACACCATCCAGTGGTGCATTG